GCCTCGATTCCAATTTATAGTTATAATGTTAAATGAATTTATTTACACACATTTCTTTTGCTTTGGAGCCGATCTTATCGTCCCCACCGCGTTTGAGCAACGTGGTGGAGGTCGACTTGCCCGCATCGTATGTCCATGCGGCGCTGTCCTCTATTATGGTGATCCCATTGATGATAGTATTCTTTTTACTTATACAAGTTTGCGTACTAGCATCATGGAAGTTGTTGGTGAGATTGAGGACCACCAACAGTTGGTTTTTCCAACAAATGCGTACATTCGGTGGTTACGTGTTGTCATCCCTTTCATTTTATCATGTGGTAATCCTCGAGTGTTGCTGCATCTTCAAATGGCCATTCCTTTCACCGACGCTGTTTCTCTTCGGGCTCTCTCGATTCATTATCGAGATACTATGGGTCGCAATCCCGCGATCCCTAGAGAACTCCTTGCGTTGGATTGGAATACCTCTTTGGTGGGGAGATATAGGGAGCTTTCTATACATATGCATAGGAGGTATATACCGCGAACTACTGGGGTGCATCCGTTTTCTCTACACAATCGTGATAGAGATAAATGAGTGGTATGTTGGATTCACCACATATAACTTCACACGAGTTATTAATCGTAGACCAAACCTGAAGGTTTTGTTGTGCCAATATAGTTGGATCTATGATAACACCCCTGCCTGTTGGCTAAGCTGGTGGGGGTTGAAGTATGTTTACTTCGGCGTGGGTGTGATCATCCTAGCGGGTTTGTATTTATGTGCATTTGGCCTCACGTATAGAGGCCACGTTTTGGTAAACTCGGTTCCCGCACGAGTGTCAATTTGGAAGAAAAGATTTGAAGAATACATGTACTCTGATTATTGTACAAAGTTTATCTTTGAAGTGTATCGTGATATGGTTAGTAGAAGCCCTATTCAGTTTGGAGATTTTAGCCCGTACAATCGAGCTAAACTAGAAGAAGCTTTCCACGTCAAGTTTGCAAAGTTTACAGAGGACTATGCGAAGCTGCCGTGGCGTACTGCTGCCATACACCTGCATGGAATTGATGAAATTAGTTACATTGTCAATATAGTATGTGATTGGATGTTAGAATATCATAAGACACCAAATTGGACGGATGCTACATTAGCATCTGCCAGAGCGATAAAGTTGGAGCGTAGTTTAGCCCAACTTTGCCCGGAGATAGGGACAACCACCCTTCTTCACCTGATCAATGCTGCTACACCAGTATGCATAATGGCTGAGTCATTGGCCAGGGGTCGGGTGAAGGCCCGGGTTTAAGGGTGCTTGATAGTGCGTAGTGGAAGAAACACCCATACGAGCTTGGGTGTGGAAAGCCTTTCCACTAAGACGCTATCAGGCACCGTTAAGGATAGGAAGGTATATCAAGTTGGTTGGATAGCTGATGATACCCAATTTATTGTACACAATCTGAATTTTCAGAATACGTTGAGAGCGGTTCAAGAACGCGTCTTCTATGTTAAAGTAGGGGATGAATTCCGTAAGCCGCCTCCAACAGATAAAAGAACAGTTAAGCAAAGACTTTCTCCGGCATGGGAGTTGTTAAAGAAGGGGGCACGGGTTTTACGACCAATGTCACCTGAGGCCTTTGTTCAGAGTTCACTGCCTCGTAGGCGTCCCATCTACGAAGCAGCCAGGAAGTCCATCTTTGAGGATGGCAATATGGTGGTGGATAAAGATGCACATGTTCGGGCGTTTGTAAAAGCTGAGAAGATAGAGGTTTCCCCGGCTAAGCCTGATCCTGCTCCTAGGATAATTCAACCTAGGGCACCACGATATTTGCTTCGGAGTGGTATGTTTATAAGACCACTGGAGCACCTGATATATCGCAGTATTCGTGACAATTTGTTTGATGGAGAAGAAACAGTCGTTAAAGGGCTGAACGCAGACCAGACTGGAGAACTGGCTTGGAAGAAGTGGAATAAGTTTATTGACCCTGTAGGTATTGATTTAGATGCGAGTAGGTTTGATCAACATGTGCGGAGAGCAATGTTGGAATTCGAGCATGGTGTCTATTTGCAATACTATAGGGGAGAAGACCGTAATGAGTTCCGTAGGTTGTTGAGAATGCAGTTACGTAATGTTTGTGTTGCTGTGTGCAAGGATGGAGTTATCAAGTATAAGACTGATGGTTGCCGTATGAGTGGCGACATGAACACAGCACTTGGTAATTGTCTCTTGATGTGCAGCATGATGTACTGCTATAGTAAGGAGAGGGGAGTTAGGATTGAATTGATGAATAATGGTGACGATTGCTTTGTGATTTGTGAGAGATCCGATTACAAACGATTTGTTGATAAGCTTGAACAGTGGTTCACTGATCTAGGCTTTACCATGAAAGTGGGAAAGGTTGTGGATGTTTTTGAATCAATGGATTTTTGCAAGACTCACCCGATTTTCGTCAATGGTCACCCCCGTATGGTGCGAACCTTCCCTACTTGTCTCAATAAGGACTTAATGTCATTACTACCCATTCAAGATAAAGTCTCATTGGAGAGATGGTTTGCGAGTATTGGCGATTGTGGCCTGGCCTTGTGTGGTGGTGTGCCCGTTTACGAATCCTATTATAGGATGATCAAGAGGTGGTCATCTGGTAGGCGAGGATTTGGAGACCACCCCCACTTGGACTCAGGGTTCATGCGACTTGCCCAAGGGATGAATACATCCATGGGTGTTGATCTTAATTCTAGGATTAGTTTCATGAAGGCATTTGGATGTAATCCGGGCATGCAGCAGGTTCTTGAGGAATTCTATGATAGGTGTGAATTCCCTGAGAGTCTTGCAGTGCACGTTGACTCATACTCCAAATTAGGACTCAATCAATGGCAGCTCCGTCGGGATTAGCCACCCTTACAATAAATTCCTTAAGAAATAATATATATAGTGAAATTATAATTTTAGATACTTTGTTGATAATATTAGTTATATATAAATCTATAATGGTCTCGGGTAAAATTAAGAAAGCCCTTAGATCAGTGGAGAACACGGCGGTCAAGACTGTTAAGACCGCCAAGAAGATTGAAAAGATCGCTGCTAAAACAGCGAAAATTGGTACAGCTGTATCCAGCTTTGCTGCTGCCCCAACACCGGGTGGTGCCTTGCGATTGTTTGATGTCATCAGGGGAAAAGGTGACTACTCAGTTACTAGGAATAGCATTGCTGTTGATACTCTTATTGGCACTGGTATGCAGATGCCTAGGTTTTCTGGCTCTGAGAGATCATTAAGAGTTAGACACACCGAGTATTTGGGGGACATAATTTCATCGGGAACCACTGGTGCATTTAGTCTCACGTCGTATAGTATCAATCCGGGGTCCATAGCGACTTTCCCGTGGTTGAGCAAGATTGCACAAAGCTATGATCAATGGGAGCCATATGGCATCGTTTTCGGTTTCAAGAGTACTAGTGCTGCTTTCAATGGCACCACGCAAGCGTTGGGCACTGTCATCTTGGCTACTGATTATGATGTATCTGACCCGGCATATTCATCCAAGTTGGAGATGGAGAATTCAGAGTTTGCTGTTAGTTGCTCTGCTGATTGCAGCCAATTACACCCGATTGAGTGCGCCGCAGCAGAACGAAACTTCACCAAATATTTTGTCAGGGAAGGACTTTCATTACCTAGTACTGAAAATGCCAAATTTTACGATATTGGTAATTTTCAAGTTGCCACTGTTGGTATAACCGGAACCTCGGTCAACCTTGGTGAATTGTGGGTAACCTACGATATTGAGTTGAGCAAGCAACAATACAACCCGGAAGCAGGTCTATTGGTTTACCATTCTTCGGATACTGCTAATCTTGGTTCGTATTTCTCAACTGTGCCGACAACAAATACTTCCAATACCTTTTCATTGACCACCACAAGTACGACTATGACATTTCCATCGTACTTAACCAATCAGACATTCCGTGTGCGGGTTGCCTATACTGGAACAGCTGCTACCATCGCGGCTCCCACTGTAACGTATACAAGTAATTGTGTTGTGGGTCCAGTAATTCATGGTGGTGGTGCTTCTGCGACATTCCCTAGTGGAGTGTCGTCTGCAACATGTTCTTTTGAGTGGTCTGTTACGTTAACTGGACCGGCCGCAGTCATGACTCTTAGTGGGGGAACGTTGCCCAGTTCTCTCACTAGGATTGATGTTTGGCTTAATCAAATCCAACCTTCATAGGTAATTAGTTGGCCATCGATAGTCACGATAGCCCCTGTTATCACAATCCGCTCATTGTTATTTCAGAAGGTGAACATATTCCCGTTTCAAATCAAGGTATTTGGAGATCTGGTGTCTAACACCGGTAACTCTCCATTGACCACCTCACACTCTTCTCCTAATGATAGACTAGTGTTTGAGGGGTTTGTCCCAAATATGTTGATCAACTACATGACAATTTCCTGTCTATTCAATGAGACGTCTGGAGACGACTTTAATGCTGAGTTGCACTCCACCAATGTCATTACTGATGCCACTTTCTATCATGATCCGACTTTTGATGGATTTCATATGTGGTCTCAATTAACAATGGCGTCCTTATTGCTTGACACAGCTGATGATATGTTGGAATTGCGTGGTATTAATGGTCAACCGTTCACTGTTAATGCTACACAGGTAGATTACCAAACGACCACATGGTCATACTATGTACTCTAGCCACTTTAAACATCGCACACTATTGGACCATTATTTAAGATAGTGCATATATAGTAACAAATGGAGATGCTACTCCCATTGAGAAGATGTCCCTGAGAAGGGAGTTGGATTGCTTGAGGAGATCCCCGAAACATTTTCTCATGAACCTCAAAAGAGCTGAATAGCCTTCACCTATGACGTAATGGTGATGATGCCTGGAGGGTATATAACTTGGTCGTCTGATTGGCTACCCTGGCTGCGGCTAAGGGGCCGCCAAGTTATTGATATCTCAATGGGGGACCCGTAGCATTGAAGTGAAGAAAATAAAACAAATGAATATATATTAACTGGTGGACACGCCCACCATTGTACCGGTTGTGCCTGCTCAGCCGATTGACGCTCACAGATCGTTAGGATGTGCGAAGCTTTGCTGAAAATACGTTACCACGTGGTGCCCAGGTTGGCCCCTGGGTTGGTTTGTATCCTTGGTGAGTGATCGTTGATTGTAAAGCAGCCGCTACTACGTTAGTCGTGTTGTATATCTGTACATAGATTTTGGAGCACTGTGTGTGCATTGATATACTGGCCCGCCGGCAAAAATATAGAGGGGTCCTACCATGGCGATGGTGGGGGGCTGCCTGACTCTAA